ATCGCCCGGATGCAGGGGTCGTCAGGTATCCTTTCCATTGGCATTTCCTTTCATGGTCTCGTTGATCGCGTCGTTGATGGTGTCATCCGTGACATGCATCAAGGCCCGGTAAAATCGCCAGTATTTGCGGGGGACCGGGAACTCTCCGGCCTCCCACCGGCTCACCGCCGCCTGCGTCACGTTGCACGCCGACGCGACTTCGTGCTGTTTCAGCTTTGCGCTTTCTCTCAGATCGCGCAGGGTCAACCGTTGTCACCTCCTCAAAACTCATAAACATGAGGTTTCATACTTGACCCCGAAGGGAAACCATGATAGAATTGCGGTGTGGGTACAACTCCATCATGGTCCCTGCGGGATGCCTGGGGCGCTGCGTGCATTCAGCGCTCCGGGGGTCTCTGCGCCTCGGCGGGTGTTCGCTCCCCGCCTTGACTGTGTACATGATAACTCATGAATGTTCGATTTGCAAGACATAAAATCGAGCACGCGTTCGATTTGGAAGAGGGCACAAAAGGCCGTAAAAAAAGTGCGATTCGGTCGGATGAATCGCACAAAAGTTCGTTATTGGTTTGTAACTACTTGCGGGGGACTTGTAATGAAACGAGTATTGATCGCGGTTCTGGCTTTGTGTTTCTGCCTGAGCGGGTGCGGTGAGTATGGCCCTTCGTCTGAGAAGGTTCGAGAAGAAGCGTACCGGGAAGGCTACAGCGACGGGCACGACGACGGGTATCTCGCGGGTTATGACGACGGCTGGAACGATGGGATGGAGGAAGCGGAAGCGGCTGCAGCTTCGTTTGACATCTCGGACCTGGAATGGCAGGACACGCCGGACTCAACAGCGTTCTCCCGAATCGGGTATGCTGCCGGGTATAAGGTTCTGGGCGTGGTGTTCCGAAACAGCGACCCGCGCATTTACTTGTATTACGACTTTCCGCAATCGGAATGGGACAGCTTCCGTACTGCGGAATCGTGGGGCGGGTATTACAACGAGCATATCAAGGGACAGTATGAGAGCGAGCGCGTTGATTGACGCTCCCTGTACGTTATACCTACATTCCTCCGTATAACGTACCTGTATAGAGTATATATATTATATTTATAGCTTAGAGAAATGTAAAAATCAGAGATAACGTAGGTTAGGAGTACAAAGGTTAGACTTAGGAGGATCAAGGTAAGATACTGCATAGGGTAGGATAGCAGTACGAGGGAGGTCTAACGGACATGGATGTAACGTTAGAAAGGATTTTATCCTTATTGCCACATAACGAGGCCGGGAAGATCGTACACGGAGAGCGGCAGAAGTTCGCGCAGAGCGTAGGGCTGAAAAACGGTAACCTTGTATCCGATTGGGAGAAAGGGCGCACGACATCCTACACAAACTACCTCTACGAGATCGCCGCCAAGTATAACGTCTCCCCGGAATGGCTGCGGGGAGAGACAGACGAGAAGCGACCGCAGCAGAGCGGGCCGGTGCCGGAGCTCCTGAAGCGTTACAACGAGCTGGACGAGCACGGGCAGCATCTGGTGGAGTTGGTTCTGGACGCTGAGTGGAAGCGCTGCAATCTGGTGCAGGAGGCCGAGATCGTGGACCTTGGCACGATCCGGCATTACCTGAGCAAACCGGCGGCAGGCCCCGGCGGCATGGTAGAGGGCGAGGACTACGAGGATATACCGCGCACGGCGGACATGCCGGAAGGCGCGGACTTCTGCCTCACCGTCAGCGGGGACAGCATGGAGCCGTATATCGAGGACGGGAGCCGGGTGTATGTCTCCGAGACCGAGGAGCTGCGGCCCTTCGAGGTCGGCGTCTTTGCGGTCGACGGGGCGACATACGTCAAGCAGTACGCGCCGGGCTATAGCGGGGAGGTCTATCTGCTCTCCGCCAATCCCAAGCGCGAGGCGGCAAACATCACCATAAGCCCGAGCGGCGGGCAGAGCGTGCAATACTTCGGCAAGGTGCTGGGGCTTCCCAAGCTGCCGGAGCCGGTCTATGAATAGCGCATTCTCTCTATGGCCTCAAATTTGCGGTGTGATGGATTTTAGATTCCAGACGTGAATTTATACCCCCAAGATGTAAAAGCCGACAGGGCGAAAGAAATCGCGGAGTTTAACACTCGGAGGATAGGATGGAGCTGCCGAAAGTCGAAATCATGTATTGCCCGCATTGCCATAACGTGACGCCGGTGTTCTCGATTTTCTGCTGTGCCTGCGGGGAGAGGATCAAGAAGCTAAAGCGGGAGCGGAGCATGGAACTGCCTGTGCCGGTGCCGGTCCAGATGGCGAGCGGGAAGTGGCGGGCGCAGCTCATGAAGGACGGGAAGCGCGTCTCGATAACAGCGGACACGGAAAAGGAATATTACATCAAGGCCCGGGCGATCAAGGCGGGGCTGATCGAGGCAGAAAAGGCCGCGCCGAAAAAGACGCTGGGCGAGGCCATCGACGAGTATATCGAGAGCAAAGACAAGATCCTGAGCCCGTCGACGATAAAGGGATACAAGAGCATAAGGGAAAACCGGTTCCAGGCGTACATGACCAAGGACATACGGAGCGGGATCAACTGGCAGCGGGCAATCAACGAGGAGGCCGGGGGAGAGCTCGGGGCAAAGTCCGTCAGAAACGCGTGGTCTTTGGTCGAGGCTGCGATAGAGGCTCAGGGCGTGGAGCTGCCGACGGTGACGCTGCCGCGGAAGGTGAACGCCGAACGGCCATGGCTGGACTACCAGCAGATCGAAGTATTCCTGAAAGCAATACGCGGGAAGAAGTGCGAGCTTGCCTGTCTGCTGGCGCTTCATTCGCTGCGCATGTCGGAGATCCTTGCGCTCAAGCATGACAGCCTGGCGGGGGACGTGATCCGAGTGCGGGGCGCGGTGGTGCTCAACGACGCGGGGGAGTATGTCTACAAAGAGCAGAACAAGACGACGCGATCCAGGCGTGACGTGCCGGTTATGATTCCGAGGCTAAAGGAGATATGGCCGGAGGGTGATCCGCAATTCCAGAAGCACGCCGCTATAAACGAAATGGTCGGGACGATCTGCGAAAAGGCGGGGCTCCCGAAGATCACGATGCACAGCCTGCGGCACAGCTTCGCGTCGCTTGCCTGGCATCTGGGCTGGGACATGATGACCACATGCCGGGTCGGGGGCTGGTCTTCGCCGGGTGTGGTGCAGGGGATCTATACCCACCTGGCAGATAATGACCTGAGCGAGAACGTCCAGAAGATGCGAGAGTTCTACGAAGGGAAGAAATGACGTTTTACTCACGGAATTACTCACGGAACTATACAGAACGCATGACAAGCGGGTTTCGGTTGGGTTCGAGTCCCGTACGGGTCACCACAGCAGGACAATCCCGGAGGCGTTGCTGCCTCCGGGATTTTTCTTTGCTCGCTTCAAAAAATGCTGAGTTCATGCGGCTTTGCGGGGCACGGTCAAATAGTGGGGCGAGGCAAAAACACGAGTTTAACAACGAAAACGACAACTTTTTTTATCCGGGCCAATTACTCACGAATTACTCACAAAAACAAGCATGGGTTTCCTGCCCATTGCAGAAATAAAAAAGCCGGGGCTTTCGCCTCGGCTTAATCTGTTTCGTCGTACTCTGCCGCCAGGATGCGGAGCATATCGACGATGTAGAAGAACCACCAGAACATGTCAAATCCTTTCTGCCCTCGTAACCTCCGGGGCGGGCTGTCGGGTTACTTCGTAACGGCTGCGGCGAGCTGCTGGGCCTTCGCCATGTGCTCAGGGTCGTTCTTGGCATACCACAGAGCTTTCTTGTGGTGCCACTTCCAGCCGCTCGCCTTGAGTTCTGCGCGGACCTCCTCGGAGGGGCGGGCCTTAAACTTGAGCTCGATGCCCTTCAACTGCTCGTTGATGAAGATTTCAACCGGGCTTTCCTCGGCGGGCTGCTCGGGCTTCTTGGCAGGAGCGAGGCGGGCCGTCTCGGTCCGTATGTAGTTGTTCGCGTTCTTATCAACGGGGCAGCTATCGGAACCATAAAGCCCCATGTACGGAACGCCGGTCATGTCCTGGCCGTTGACGATGCCGGAGCCGATGCCGACGATCTCGCCGGTCTTCATGTCGCCATTCCAGTCGAGGAAGACAACACGGTCGCCGGGCTTGAGGTCCTTCGTCGGGACGATCGTCGCCTTGAGGTAGTCGCCGATGCGGTCGCGCTCGGGCTGGGCCTCGTCGATGGAGAGAAGCATGTCGTTGAGGTCGTATTCCTGCTGCTCGCGGCCCTCGAAGTTCTCCCGACCTACGATCTCCCAGTCGCGGATCACATACGCGCCGTTGTCGCAATACTCGCCTGCGTTCTCGCCAACCTCGACGATCCCGAGGGAGGTCGTGCCGCCGAACCAGTTTCCGATTACCTGCGCCAGCCTGGCCCAGCCGTAGCCGTCGAGTTCGGGGGAGCGGAAGCCCCGCAGATTGCAGTAGGTTAGGAACGCTTCCACGCTGTCGCGCCCGCCGTTCCAGTGGAGATAAAGGCCGATGTGGCCGCCCTCGGTTTTAATGATTGCTCTGTTTCCCATGATTGAATGCTCCTTTCTTATTCGGTGGGGCGGTGGTTGCCGCCCCTTAGATTCGATTCAGGCTGCCGTTTGTGGCTTCGTACTCCCAATCGGCGACGGTGAAGAAGATGTAGTAGTAATCCGTGGCGTCGTAGATCGGGGAGCGGTTCTTCTCGCCAACCTGGCGGAGCTGGTGGTGGCGGTTGACCTCGTAGGTCTTCATCTTGCGGTTGATGCGGATCTTAGCGGGGTCGAATCCGAACTCCTGAGCGATCCACTCGATGGCCTCGGCGTCGGTCATCTGCCGACCGAACCCGGCGAGGCGGTCATAGTCCCGATCGGAGACGAGCTTCTCGTCGGTGTAGGGCTTCCACTCCTGCTCCCGGTCGAGCTTCTTTTCCAAGAGGTCGATGCGGGCCTCATAGCTGGCCTTGGTCTTCTCGATCTGCTCCTCAAGGAAGCGGATCTTGCGGATGCGGTCCCGGCAGGTTCTCTCGATGCCGCCGTCGCGGACCCAAGCCTTGCAGAACTCGTCCTTGTTGCCGTCGAAGCTGTAGTAGGCTTCCTCGATCTCGCGGTACTCGTCGAAGCTGGGCTCGAAGCCGGTCCGCTCGGTGAACTCGCTCATCATCATTTCGATTTCCTTTCCGGCCTGCTGGCCCGCCGTCCGGTGTCTCCGGCTCGGCTCTCTTGATTGCGCTTTCAGAATAGCACGTTGCAACGGGAAAAGCAATAGGCAAAATGCCCAAAATTGCAACGTGCCAATTTGTGCAGCTTGTACACTTGGCAACGTGCCGCCGACGGCATATAATAGTATTACAATTCATGAGGAGGTGAAAGGATGGTAACGGAGGCGAAGAAAGCCAGCAATGCCGCTTGGGACAAGGAAAACATGGTATACCAGACCGTGAAGGTCCGGCGGGAGATCCTGGAGGAATTCAAGGAGAAGGTAAAGGAACGCGGAGACAAGGTCAACACCGTGCTGCGGGATGCGATGGTCTCATATAGTAGCAACGTGCCGACGGCAGGACCGGCTCCGGCTGGGCTGGATCTGCCAGAGGAGGCGCTGCAGATGGCGAAGGAAGCAGCGGGGAAGACCGGCGAGGAGTTGGGCGAGTTCCTGGCACGGGCTATTAAGGACACGGCAGACCGGGACGAGGCCATGCGCCGGATCGGGTTTCAATCGGATTTTCTCAAGCACAGGGTATAACGGCACGGGGATCGGCTGCGGCTGGTCCTCGTTTCTTTATGCCCGGGAACCTCAGGGGGAGAACCATCGGGGCGGAACCTTCCTAGGGGACCCTTCCTAGGGGGACTATAGGGGGTAACCTTAGGAGGGTAACCTTGGAGGTGGGGAAAGGAACGGAGGTTAGGAGGGCGTTATCCCTACTCGGTACGTTCTATCCTACGTTGTACAAGAGTTAAGATTAAAAGCTATTACGTAGAGAGAGTAAGTAAACGTAGAGAGGGAGAAAGATATATAAACCCCGGATAGAGAGACAACGCGCGCGAGGCCGATTTCGGGAGCATTTGGGAGCATTTGCGAGGATTCGGGAGATTTAGCGAGATGCAGTTAGATGCATTGAACTGATGGTGATTACTCTCCGTTGTCGGGTTTGGGCCTGCTTTGGGGTGAAATGTCGTGAAATAACTATTATGCGACATTTGAAACGGTGAAATGCGGGGTTTATGGGCGGTTTGGGCTGGTTCGGTGATTCCGCTCTGTAATACCGCGGCTGTGTCCGCTGCCGGAGGACAGGCCGGGCGGGGTGGGGCCGTCCCTCCCCGGGGCGCGGGGCGTGGTGGTGCTGCCTGGAGGGGGTGTGTTTGGGTTGGGATCGCGCCGGGGTGGGGGGCCGGAAAAGGGTACGCGGTTTCTCTCCCGCCCCCTATATAGAATCCTCACAGAGTTGAAACCTTCTCCCAACTTAAGCCCGTTTAAGAACCTTTGGCTGGGGGGATGCCGAATTAAAATTCATGGCATGGTTTTTTAATTACGCGGGGGGTAGCGTCAAAAGTGGGGGTGGTGTTTTTGGAAACGGGCCTTGAAAAATAACACAGTCATCTCCGGGAGTTTGTTATCGTTTTGGAGACATCGCTTGCCGAGGGGATTTTGATTTGCTATATAGGGTTTGCGGGCAAGTGTTTCTGGCATGTTTGCATCCTTTCTCTGAACCGCCAGCCGGGGGGCGGGATACAAATACCCCTGCGCTTTAAGACGAAGGAAAGCGGCTCTCGACAGGTCGGCGCAGAGACGCCGAAACCCGCGCAGGGCTCCGAAGCCTGTGAGCCGCTTTTAAGAAAGCCACCATCTTGTTGACCTCCTATACACGACTGCGGCGGCTCAGTCGGTCTGCCGGGCGTATGGGCATAGCGCTTGGCGGGAGCTAAAACCGCCACCAAAACAGGAGGAGATCGCCGCGATGAGGACAGCGGTATACTGTGCGACGAGGAACCTGTACGGAGACATGGAGACGGCGGCGAAGTCGCTTTTGAAGAACACGCCGAGCGTCGAGCGGGTATGGTTCCTGATTGAGGACGACGAGTTCCCGAGGCCGCTGCCTGACTGCATCCGGGTGAAGAATGTTTCGGGGCAGACCTGGTTCAAGCCGGGCGGCCCGAACTACAGCACCGGCTGGACATGGATGGTGCTGATGCGGGCGGTGCTGCCGGAGATCTTCCCGGAGCTGGACATGGTTTTGAGCCTCGACTGCGACACGATCGTGGAGGGCGACGTCGGGGCGCTCTGGAATCTGCCGATGGAGGACATGTACTTCGCGGCGGTGAAGGAGCCGATGAAGAGCGAGCCGGGCAGGCCATACGTCAACTACGGGGTCAGCTTCCACAACCTGAAGAAGCAGCGGGAGGACCGGATACCGAAGAAGGCGGTCCGGCTGCTGAACGGGAAGGCATACGAAGCGACGGAGCAGGACGTTATGAACGAGCTGTGCCGGGGGCACATCCTCCTCCTCCCGGGCGGCTGGAACATCAGCAACTGGACAGACGGGAACTTCCTGGAGCGAAAGATCCGGCACTATGCCGCGGAAGGGAAGAGCCGGTACAGGCAACCGCTTTGGCTGATGTACGAGAGGATGCCGTGGGAAAAGGTAAGGCCACAGGTAAGCAGAAAGTAAAAGCCCGTGTCACGGAGCGGATCATCCGGTGTCCGCGGTGCGGGATCAAGCTGGCGGAAGCGACGAACGCGGCGCGGTGCAGAGGAGTATCGGTCTGGTGCAGGCGGTGCCGGGCTGCGGTCGAGATAGAGCTTTGAAAGAAGGATAAGCGCTCCCTTTAAGAGCCCATGGAGGCCGGGAGCCGGAGAGAGCCCGAGGGGCCATAGGATCAGGACGATGGTGTTCTGGTCGGTGGTCCCCCCGGGCTTTTTTGAATTTATGGCGAAAAGAAGAGCTGGGAGCGCCGGGGTGGAGATGGTCTTCGACCCGGGAAAGGCGAACCCGAAACAACTTGAATTTTTCGAGGCCACGGAGCCGCGGATCTGCTACGGCGGAGCGAAGGGCGGCGGGAAGACCTGGGCGGTGCGCGTCAAGGCGCTGCTCGGCTGCATGGTGGGATATCCCGGCATCAGGATCCTCATTATGCGAGCCCACTACCCGGAGCTGGAGGAGAACCACATCCGGCCCATCTGCCAGATGGTGCCGCCGACGATGGCGAGCTACAACTCGACGACGCACATCATGCAGTTCGAGAACGGGAGCTACATCAAGTTCGGGCACTGGACGGGTGAGGAATCGGAGAACGAGTACAACGGCAAGGAGTACGACTGGATCTTCATAGACGAGGCGACGCAGTTCTCGGAGCGTGCGTACAACTTCCTCGGCGGCTGTCTGCGCGGCACGTCAAAGATCCCGCGGCGGATGTACCTGACCTGCAACCCGGGCGGCATCGGGCATTTCTGGGTGAAGCGGCTGTTCATCGACCGCAACTACATCACGGATTCGGAGAACCCGGAGGAGAACGAAAACCCGGCGGACTACCGGTTCATTTTCGCCACGGCGGAAGACAACCTCGCCATGGTGGAGAACAGCCCGGGGTATCTTCACAGCGTGGCGAAGATGCCGAACGCGAGAGCCTACCGCTACGGCGACTGGGACGCGATCGGCGGCAACTACTTCAAGGACTTCTCCCGGAAGAAGCACACGGTCAAGCCATTCCGAATACCGGAGCACTGGCCCCGGTACCGGAGCTTTGACTACGGCCTCGATATGCTGGCCTGCATGTGGTGGGCGGTGGACGAGGACGGACGATGTTGGTGCTACCGGGAATATGAGCAGAAGGACCTGATCGTCTCCGACGCCGCCACGGCGATCCTGACGAACACGAGCCCGACGGAAAAGGTGCTGATCACCTACGCCCCGCCTAAACGCATATTGGGCGGCTGTGCGGTAACGCACAGAAAACAAATCGCTTAATTGCTGGGAACTCTCCGACAGGAGACAATCAGCAGCCAAGCGCCATTACAACAAAGAACACTAAAAAGGAGTTCGGAATATGGAAATCTGGAAACCCGTAGTTGGATTTGAGGGGATTTACGAAGTTTCGAGCGCGGGCCGGTTGCGGCAAGCCGGTGGCCGGTTGCTCAAGCCGTGCAGACTCAGAAATGGCTATGTTCAGGCAACGCTTGTGAAAGGCGGGAAGAAGACAAAGGTAAACATGCACAGACTTGTTGCTTTTGCTTTTCTTGAGAAGCCAGAAGGTGCCGAAGTAGTAAATCACAAAAACGCAAACCCAAGTGACAACAGAGTTGAGAATCTCGAATGGTGTACGCAGAGCGAAAACGTAAAGTACATCTACAAAATCGGGAACGACAACAATGCTGCACGAAAGAAAATCGTTTGCATCGAGACTGGGATGGAGTTTTACAGCTCGGTTGAGGCGGCGACATGGGTAAACGGAAGACTTCACGATTCCCACAACATTGCGACAATCTCCCGGACCATCAGAAGCTGTGCAAACGGCGACAAGAGCAGACCGAGAGCATACGGGTACAGATGGAAATTCAGTAATGGCGAAGGTTCAACGACTATCCCGTCAAGGGAGTAGGGGAAACCCGAAATGGCGATCTCCGCAGTAAGAGCGGATGAAGATATAGTCTAATCCTCATGGCGACATGAGGTAGCACATGGATATGTGGAACCGGCAGAAGGTGGCGGAGAAGACGATGGCCGAGGTCTTCATGCTCAACGGCGTGACGCTGCAGCGGGCGGACAACAACCGCGTTCAGGGGCACATGCTGATGCTGGAGATGCTGGCCCCGATCCCGCTGCATGACGACACGGTAAAGGCGCTGTGGCCGGATGGCAAGGCCCCGAAGGAGCTGCCGCAGCTCATGTTCTTCGACACGCTGCACAAGGTCCTTTCGGACGTGGAGAGCATCCAGGCGGACGAAAAGAACCCGAACGACTGTGCCAAACAGCCCCACGACGTCACCCACACGGTCGACGCGATCCGATACTTTGCGGTCAGCCGCGTGCAGGCCGCTATGGCGGAGAAGCAGGCCGAGGAAGAGGACGAAGACGAGAACGAAGATTACGAAAGCTACATGTGCGGCGGTGAAGTGACCGCCGGTTATATCGGCGCATAGGAGGCGAGAGCCATGCCGAGGCTGAAGAAAGACGGGACCGAAGCGAAGAAGACCGGCCCGAAGAAAATGTATACCCCCGAGGAGCTGCAGGCGAAGGTCGACGAGTTTTTCGACAAGTGCAAGGAAGACGGCACGCCGCCGCTTCTGCCGCAGATGCTGCTCTACCTCGGCATCCGAAGCCGCAGCACCGTGGACAGTTGGTGCAAGTCGGACCCGGCATACCAGGAAGTCTTCGACTATGCGAAGCTACACCGCGAGGGCTATCTGCTGGGCCGGATGGTCTCGGACAACAAGCTGGCGCAGGGCTGTCTGAACGCGCTCAAGCAGGCGGAGAACGGCGGGTATATCGACCGGCCCGTGGACAGCGGCGAGAACAAGGTGACGATCAACCTGGTCGGCGTGGGCGGCGCAGCCGCAGCAAAGTGAGGGAACACATGGTTTTTTACTGGTTTCTGCTGGCCGCTGTGCTGATGCTCGGCGCGGCTGTGGCGGTTCTGGCGCGGAGGGTGCTCCGGCTTGAGCGTCAGCAGAAAACGGCGCAGGAGGCCCTTAACGGCGTTAAACAGGCGGCGGAGGATTATCCGCGCATCAGCAACGAGGTACGGGACATGCGCGAGACGCTGGACGCGCTGCCGATGGACGATCTGCTGGCGCAGGCGGAATACGACAAAGCCTTTTCCGACGGGCTGGAGAGCATCAGCAGCTACAGCGTCGCGGTGGCTATGAAAGGAGGAGGTGATAGAAGTTGAACGACGAGCTGGGACTGTTCGGAAAGGCGGAGAAGCCGGATCATGAAAGTGCCTGGAAACTCTACGAGAAGGGCCAGGAATTCAACCAAAGCATCCGTCTCGACGACACGGTCAAAGTGAACGAGAACTTCTACATCGGTAAATAGCTTGCCGATGAAAAATCCCTGAAAAAAACTGGAAGCCTAAACGAGTTAAAAAACATCTGACGGAGGATGAATAATGATTGATTTGGTTGGCGAGAAGTACGGTCGCCTGACCGTGGTCGCGTTCGACAGAGTGCAGAACAAAAAAGCGTACTGGAAATGCGTATGCGATTGCGGGCTGACGGTCATCGCGACAGGGAACAATCTCCGAAGCGGGAACACGAAGTCTTGCGGATGCCTTCACCGCGAGAAGGTGACCGAGGTGGGGCACAAGAACAGGAAGCACGGAGAAAGCCATGACAGGCGGACGCGACTGTACAGAATCTGGTGCGGGATGCGGCAGCGGTGCAACAACGAAAAGCACCACGCCTACAGCCTGTACGGCGGGAAGGGCGTCAAGCTCTGCGAAGAGTGGAACGACTACCCGGCGTTCAAAGAATGGGCGCTTTCCCACGGCTATGCGGACGACCTGAGCATCGACCGGATAGATCCGGCGAAGGGCTACAGCCCTGACAACTGCCGGTGGCTGACGCCAAGCGAAAACACCGCACGGGCCAACAAGAATCACACAACTCGCAAGGTAATCAGAGGTGAAGGCGTATCGAAGGTACGCCAGCCGCAACGCATAGCCGGTGAAAAGATATAATCCGGCCACGAGGCAGGGACACCCCACGGGGTGAAAAGATATGCTGACCTCACGGGAAACCGTGAGAAGCAGGGGATAAAAAGCCCTTGCGGTAACAGATTGAAGCAATGGGAAGGCGTGGAGGCGAACGGCCAGCCGACGATTCAGGAGAATTTCCTGAAACGTGTGGTGGGCTTTACCGTTTCCACGGTGACGACCGATAACATCACGGTGAATGCGTCTGCGCTTCCGGCCACGGAGAACACGGATGCGCTGATAGAGCCGGTACGGATCGTAAACGAGGAATTTGTGTCGCTGGCGGAGCGCAACCGCGTGCCGTCGATGCTGCGCGTCTTCACGAGGGACGCGGCGGTGGACGGCGACGGCTGCACCTATACCTACTGGGACCCGACGGCGAAAAACAGGCACGGCAGAAAGGGCGAAATCCGCACCGAGATCATCGACAACACCCGCGTCTTCTTCGGGAACCCGAATGACCGGGAAGTGCAGACGCAGCCCTACATCCAGATCGCGAGCCGGGAGATCACCCGCACGGTGAAGCTCCGGGCGAAGAAGAACAAGATGCAGGGCTGGGAGGCCATCGTGCCGGACAGCGAGACGAGCAGCGCGACGGACAGCGCAAAGATGACCGACGACAAGACGACGGTGCTGCTGACGCTGTGGAAGGACGAGGAGAGCGGCGAGGTCTGGGCCTACGAGAGCTGCCGCGACTGCGGCGTGCGGGAGCCCTGGAACCTCAACATCACGCTCTACCCCGTGACCTGGCTGAACTGGGACTATGTGAAGGACTGCTACCACGGGCAGGCGATGATCACCGGCCTTGTTCCCAACCAAATCAGCGTGAACCAGATGTGGAGCATGTCGGCCATCTGGGCCAAGCGCGGGGCGTTCCCCAAGACGATCTACAACAAGACGCTCGTCTCGAAGTGGGACAACCGCGTTGGCTCCGCCATCGGCATTGCGGGCGGCGACATCAACAACGTGGCGAAGGTCGTGGACGGCCAGCCGCTCAACCCGATGATCTCCAACATGATCACGCAGCTCGTAAAGGACACCGAGGAGAGCATGGGCGCGACCGGCACCGCGATGGGCGAAGGCCGCGCGGATAACACCAGCGCCATCATCGCCCTGCAGCGCGCAGCGGCGACGCCCTCTGAGCTGACGAAGCAGAACCTCTACGAGACGGTGGAGGATCTGTTCCGCATCTATCTGGAGTTCATGGCGAACTACTACGGCAAGCGGATGGTGGACATGGACCCGCCCGACGAGATGGTGCAGAGCGCGATGATGCTCGGCATCAAGCTCCCGGACAAGCTGCAGGTGGAGTTCGACTTCGCCACGCTGAAAGACCATCCCATGACCATCAAGCTGGACGTGGGCGCGTCGAGCTATTACAGCGAGATCGCCTCCATCCAGACATTGGACAACCTGCTCCGCGACGGGCACATCAACGTGATCCAGTATCTTGAGCGTATCCCGGACGGCTACATTCCGTCCCGCCGGGCCCTTCTGGCGGAGCTCAAGAGCCAGCAGGCGCAGATGCAGGCACAGATGGCGGCGCAAATGCCGGGCGGGCCAGGCCCCGGAGCCACCACGGGCGGCGACCCGATGGCGGGCGTGGGTCAGCCGGATATCAACGGCGGCAGCGGCTACGGCGCGCTGCAGCGGGCCATCAACGCGACAGGCGATACCAGGGGCATGATCTGACCCCTGACGCAAATACAGACGGCGCAGACCAGCGCCGGTACCGAAAAGCCCCGACCACAGGGCGGAAAGGAACTTGTATATGGACGAACTGAACGGCGTTGCCCTCGGCATGGAGGATAGCGAAAACGACTTTGAGGACTGGAGCGACATTGACACTTCGGGCCTCACCGATGGCGAGGACACGGCCCCGGAAGACGACGCGGGCACCGAGGAAGAGGCAGACCAGCCCGAGACCGAGGGAGACGCGGACGGCGAAGGGGAGGAGACCCCGGAGGAGCCGGAGGGGAAAGAACAGGAAGAGCAGAAAGAGCCAGACCAGACTTTTGAGCTCAAGCACCTGGATGAGACCCGGACGGTGAACCGGGAGGAGGTCATCGCCCTCGCCCAGAAGGGCATGGACTATGACCGCATCCGCGGAAAGCTGGACGAGCTGCGCGGGGTAGAAGCCCAGGCGAGCGAGAACGAGTTGTACGCGGAATTCGTGAAGGAACTGGCCGACGGTGCCGGGATCTCCGTTGAGGAGCTTATCGACGGCACACGGGCAAGGGTACTCACGGACCGGGCGACGAAGGAAGGCCGCAGCCTTTCCCGCGAGGAAGCCATGCAGCAGGCCAAGCAGACCCGCGAGGCCAGAGCGCAGGAGAACCAGCAGGGGAAGGAAGCCCGCGAGGCGCGGGTGAAGCAGGAGCACTTCCGCGAGGAGACCATGCGTTTCCGCAGCCTGTTCCCGGAGGTCAAGGCCGAGAACATACCCGACCAGGTATGGAAGGAATACGACCAGACCGGGAACCTCGTTGACGCCTGGAACCACAGCGAGAACCAGCGGCTTGCAGAGGAAAACAAGTCGCTCAAGCGTGAGCTCGAAGGGCTCAAACAGGAACACAAAAACGAAGCACGCAGCACGGGAAGCCGCCGCTCGGCAGGAGCCGGACAGCGGAGCGCTGTTGACGACGCCTGGGAGGCCGCTCTGAAAAGCGACTTCTGAGGATAGAGACAAGTGAACAGCGAAAAAGCGGTCGGCCCAAAAGCCGACGCTGCGCGGTCCCCTGTGCCGTGTTGAAAACACAAGGAGTAAAAGACTATGGCTATCAATCTCGTAACCGAGTATCAGAAGAAACTCGCCAACCATTTCAGCACCACCTCCAAGACCGACGCCTATGCCGGTAAAGCCTACAACTTTGCTGGCGTCAAGGCGATCGAGGTCTACACCATCGACGACATCGACCTCAACGACTACACCCGCAGCGGCACCACCCGTTTCGGCGACGTCTCCGAGGTCAGCGACACCAAGCAGACCCTGACGATGACCAAGGACCGCGCGTTCACGAAGAGCATCGACAAGGGCAACGCCGCCGAGCAGTACAACATCAAGCGCGCCGCCGAGGTGCTGCAGATGATCGACCGCCGCGCCATCGCACCCGAGGTCGACAAGTACCGTCTGCTCAAGTGGGCGCAGGGCAACGGCCTTCCCGAAGGCCACACCGTTCAGAAGAACGCCTCTCCCGCCCTGCTGTCCGCCGACAACATTCTGTCCGCGATCTTCAACGCCAGCGCCGCGCTGAGCGAGAAGCTGGTCCCCCTGGACAACCGCGTGCTGTTCATCGGCGAGGCCGACTTCGTGTTCTGCAAACTCGCCAACGTCGTGCTGGGCGGCGCTCAGCTCAACGAAGAGGCTGTGAAGCGCGGCTTCCGCGGCACCATCGACGGCATCAAGATCCAGACCGTCCCCACCGCCTACATCCCGTCCAACGTCGGCTTCATCCTGAAGTACAAGGGCGCGACTGTCGACCCCGTCAAGCTCAAGAGCCTGCGCGTCCACAAGGACCCCCCGGGCATCGACGGCGACCTGCTCGAAGGCCGTATCCTGTACGACTCCTTCGTCCTCGACGCCATGCGCGACGGCGTGTACGTCTGGAAGACCTACGCCGGTGCTCCCGGCAGCTCCAGCACCACCACCTGATTCAAGCAAAGGGGAGGGGCTTCCCCCTCCCCGCTCTCTAAGGAGAACGCATTATGACGACTGCACAGCAGGTCTTTGAAATGGCCATCGCGCTGATGGACAGCATGAGCGACGACGGCAAGGCGGATACCTCTGACAACGCCGAGTATAAGATGCGCGCGCTTCCGATCCTGAACATCCTGCGCGGCGAGCTGTACCCCTTCTCCGACACGCACGAGACGGACGAGGAGGGCCGACCGATCGCGGCGCTGATCCGCAGCTTTGACAAGCCCATCGACCTGGACGATTACGTCTGCCAGAGCGTGATGCCGTATGGCCTTGCGGCGCATCTCCTGCTGGCCGAGGACCCGGCGACAGCCAACTTCTTCCAGCAGCGCTATGACGAGCTCAAGCTGACGCTTGCCCGCGGCCTGCCAGCGGCGAGTGAGGATATCGAGGACGTGTACGGCTCCGGCGCGCCGCACAGCGAGTACGCTTACTGGTGAGCGGGATGAAGCTGCTGATCGCTGTCCCGTGCATGGACTATCTGGACGTCGCTTTTGTGCGGAGCCTCACGGCACTCGTGCAGAAGCTGACGCGCGACGGTGTGGACTTTGAGCTTCGGCTTCGCGACGGGAGCCTTGTGTACTGCGCCCGGGATGATCTCAGTTTCGAGGCGTTCCACGAGGGCTTCACGCATGTGCTGTGGCTTGATTCCGACATCGTTTTTGACGACGACATTTTCGACAGGCTCTATAAAACGGGCAAGTCTTTCGTGAGCGGCGTATGCCGCAGCCGCCGCAGGAGTTTCGGCTACTGCGTGTACCGCAACCTTGAACCGGCGGAGAAGCACACAAGCATCAAGGACAGGCTCTTCATGATCGACGGCTGCGGATTTGCGGCGGTGCTGATCGAGACGAAGATACTCAAGGACGTCTGGGACGCGAACAACGAAACCTGCTTCACACCGACGCAGGATTTTGGCGAGGATTTGCAGTTCTGCTTCCGGGCGAGGAAGCTGGGATACCGCATCTACTGCGAGCCTGCGGTCAAATGCGGGCATGTCGGCCGCGTGGTCGTAAGGCCGGAGGACGACATCGGCCCGCTGAACGAATACCAAAAAAACGCGAGGTAAGACATGGCACAGATCACCGGCGCTGCGGACGAGCGCATCTTTCAAATCCAGCGCTGGCTGGGCGTGAACGAGAACCCGGACGGCGACACCAAACTGAAAATGGGCGAAGCGGCGGAGATGCGCAACTTCCGTGTGACCCGTGACGGCAACCTCCAAAAGCGCCCCGGCACAAGGGCCGTGCTGACCGTAGCGGATGGAAAGCCGATCGCTGCCGCGTGGACGGGCTTTGTGGCCGGTACGGAGCGGGTCATGGCCCTCTGCGACGGGCACCTCTACAGCCTGTGGGACGCGGAAAACGACGAGTGGGCCGCAACGGATATCGGGTCCGTCGGCACGCTTGACCGCCCCTCGATGTTCGGTTTTGAGGATCGCCTGTACATCCTGACCGGCAGCGAATACTACGTCTGGGACGGGGCGACGCTCAAGACCGTGGAGGGCTATGTGCCGCTGGTGGCGGTCACCGTACCGCCCACCGGGGGCGGCGAGCTGCTTGAGGGCGTGAACAAACTCACGGCCAAGCGGCGCGTGTGGCTCTCCCCGGACGGGACGGCCACGACCTTCCAGCTCCCGGAAAAGGGCCTCACCTCCATCGACAGCGCGACGCTGACCTCAGACGGCACGGCTGTCACCGTCAGCTCCCGGAGCACGGCGAACGGGACGATCACCTTCTCCACCGCGCCTGCCGCTGGGACAAACACCATCGAAGTGATCTACACCGCCGCCGCGAGCTTCCGCAGTCAGGTGACCGGGATGCACTACGCCGAGTTCTACAACGGCTCGACGGACACCCGCGTCTTCCTGTACGGCGACGGCAGCAACCGGATCATCTACTCCGACGTGGAGTACAACGACAACGACGGCAGCGCTGAGTATTTCCCCGACCTC